CACCACATCAGAGTTTAGTGGATTTAGGTAAATTATTAGTTAAACATTATCAGCTAACAAAAAATAATATGCCACATTTAACTGGATATTCATTTGTAAATGGAATCAAGACAGCAACAATGCCAAAAGCATCTCCTGTCAGGACAAAGTTGACACTAAAGCCTTTTCCAAGGCTTACACTCATTTAATCATTAACCAAAAACGCTTATGCTTAAACATATAAGAAAGCCAAGCCTCGGTGATAAAATATACGCAAAGTATAAAAAAGAGATTGACGAGGCGGCAAAGAAGGTTGAGAAGAAAGTAGTAGAGGTCGTACCAAAATTAAAAACTAAAAAAACAAAGTAAATATGAAAGAAAAAACAATACAGTGGATAGTAATAATTATTATCGGTATTATCTCCCTCATTGGTATCCGAGGTGGAGTTGATGGTATCCCTGGTATTCCAGGTAAAGACGGAAAGATTGGTGCGTTCCCAGGACCAGATATTTTCCAACATGTATTCTTGAATGAAGGTGCTACATTTGGTGGCACGGTATCAACTACTACTGGTGTAAGTCAAACCACTCATACATCTGTACGAATAGACTTTGGTAAAGAGCCAACAGTGTATGAATTTAATCCTGGTGTTCAAATTGCTTACGCTTGGAGTGCTACCTCAACTCATGGATATGTTCCACGAGTAGGAGATGTATCTACCATTTACTTCCGTAATGCATCAACAACAGCTACAGATGCGTCTATCACATTTTCAGCAGTAGACTCTGGTGTAGACATTCAGGAAAATGAAGGAGGAAACTTGGTACTAGATGGACAAGACTGGGCTAAAATCACGTTCATTCGTTCAGCAGTTAACATTGTAACCATCATCATTGCTGAAATGCAAGAAGGATAATTATTATGGTTCTCACACCTAACAAAAGTGATTAACCTATCATTATATGGAAAATGAAACGAACCCTGACGCTATCATTGAACAGGAAAAAACCAATGAACCAGTTGTAGAGTCTCAAGAAGTATTGGTTGAAACTCCTAAAGAGGAAAAACCAGTAGAAACTCCTGAGGCTAGAAAGGCAAGGCTTGAACGCCAACTCAAGAAGGTAAACAAGGAGTTGGGAGTAGAAGAAGAAAAAGCTGAACCTAAACCAAAAAAAGTAGTAGAAGAAAAATCAGATGAAGTAGACCTTGCACAATTAGCTTTCCATAATTCAAAGTCTGACTCTACTAAAATAGAGACAGATGATGACGTAGAATTTCTACGAACAACTATGGAAGACACAGGTAAATCCCAAAAGGATATACTCGGAGCTAAGTGGTTCAAAGCTGAACTTTTAGAACGAAGTGAAGTGAAAGTAGTAAAAGATGCTACACCTTCAAGTAAACGTTCTGACGGAGGAAGTAAAAATAATGTTGCATTTTGGAGTGCTAAGGGGGAATTGCCTCCTGACACTGCAGAGAATGTAAAACTCCGTGAAGAAGTAGTAGATGCGATGATGGCTAAAGATGCCTCTCACAAATACTCAGCGTACCCTACTCTTAAAGTCTAATTGAGGTCAGGCATATAACGTCATTTCATTTGATTGATTACTAGAATAATCAACAAATTTTAATGGCAAATACATTAAACACTGGAGTCTATAAAGAATCCATGGAGGTAAAACTCCAACAGCGTCTTAACAAGCCATCTACATGGCGAGATGTTGCAGAAGTTATCTTTTCAAGTGCAAAGATATTCAACGTACCTTATATGTCCACAGAGTTCACGTCTCAGACAGGAACTCGTGGCACAGTGTACGGATTCTCAGACTTCACACTAACTAACGACACACTTGACGTTGCTACAAAGAAACTTGTACCTGTATTCGTTGACCATGCTGACATGGCACAGACAACGTTCTTAGGACAAATGGATATTGCAGAACGACAAGGACAGCTTTTGAATGTTGATATTGAAACCACAATGCTTGCAGACCACACAAACTGGACTGACGTTGGTGATGTTGCAGGTGTAATTACCTCAGGTGACAGCACTAAGATTACAGTTTCAGCTTCAAACGTTGACGACATCACTCGTGGAGTACGAAGGATTCTCAACGTAGCAGATGGTATGGAACTAGCAGCATCACGAGGTATCTTCATTGTATGGCGCTCTGCCGACTTTGAATTCCTTGAGGCGTATGCACAAGCAAATGGATTCAACCTAGCTGACCAAGCTCTAAAGACAGGCATTGATAGTGGATTCTTCTTCTTAGGAGTTCACCACTATATCTCCAACTCACACGCAGTAAACCACTTGTTTGCAGGCGTTCGTAAGATTTTCAAGATTGGAATTCTTCGTGACACATGGGGTAAAATCTATGTAAACCCAGACCCTAAAGAACAATCAGGGGTTGGACTTGTTGCACGAGCAGACTATGGCATTCTTTCTCCAGCAGGATTGACTTCAATTCTCTTGGACTTGAATGTAAATTAGTTTTTCACTCTGCTCCTGTCTTGTGAACGGGAGTAGGAATGAGCAACTATGAAAATTACACTAGCAATTCCCTCAAATAGGGGTGTCAGAACAAAGACAGTTAAATCCCTATTGGATTTAGTTGCAAAAGGTGGGTATGAATTTCATGTAATAATCGCAGAATATGGATACACGATAGCCGAGAATAGGAACTACTTGTCCTCCCAAGCCTTCAAGAACGACTCAGAATATATCCTTATGGTAGATGACGATATGGTCTTTCCCAATGACACACTTGACCGCCTTATAGGGCATAAAAAGGACATCATAGGTGTAGCCTCAAACCAACGAAAACTACCCATACAGACGACTGTAGAGCCTCTAGGGGGTGGTGAGATACCAGACAAGGTCTTTGAAGTAAAGGCAGTAGGTGGAGGAGTATTGCTAATTGATATGGTGGTCTTTAAGAAAATGCCTCAACCGTGGTTCTCTTTTAAAACACATTCAAATGGAATGACAATGGTAGGAGAGGACAAATGGTTCTGTGATAAAGCAAGAGGGGTAGGATTCAGCGTCTGGTGCGACCCTACGATAATAATTAAACATTTAGGGGAATACGAATACTAATATGAATACTAAAATAGCAATAGGAATACCAACAGGGGGAACAATGGCGGCTAGAACTGCTTTAAGTGTCATTGAAACTGTACGACTTAATCCTCAAGAGTTCTTTCCTATTTTTCAACATGGAAACTTCGTAACTACTAATAGACAAAAGATAGTACTGATTGCAAAACAATTTAAGTGTTCGCACCTATTCTTTGTTGACTGTGATATGCAATTCAAACCAGATGTATTTGCAACACTCCTTGCACATGACAAAGACATTGTAGGAACAATGTATAACTATCGGGGAATAATCCCCTCTAAAACAACAACCAAATTCTTTGACGACACAGAAGTTCCTAAAGAACTATTCAAGGTAGCAGGATTGGGAGCAGGATGTCTTTTAATTAAGATGTCTGTCTTTGAAAAGCTAGAAGCACCCTATTTCCCTATGGAGTGGAATGAGAAAGGAGATGTAGTTCTAGGAGAAGACATAGGATTTTGTGAGAAGGCAAGAGAAGGAGGGTTTGATGTCTGGTGTGACCCATTATTAGAAGTCTTTCATTTAGGCGAATTTAAATATTAATTATGCAACTTACAGGTGAAACAAATAATTTAGATTTAACCTCAGAGATAGATTTACTATGCGACTCTGATTCACGTTCTTATAAACTTCAAGATAAGGTGCGTAGGATAAACTATTCACTAGAGGAACTTGTTGGTGAGATAATTGTTGCCGATGGAACATGGGAGTTTGATGACACTAACTTCACAGACTTACCTGTCGGAAAAGAAACACTTGTAGAGGGACAAGAATCGTATACATTCACTAATGAATACTTAGCCATACAGGCAATAGAGATTTTAAATGTTGACAATACTTATGTAAGAATCAAGAACCTAGACCACACTGAACTAGGTGGACTCTCCCCACAGGAATACTTTGGAGTTGATTCTAGTGGAGTTGCTCTCAAAGGATTTCCTAATTACTACGACCTTGTAGGGGATACCTTTCGTCTATACCCATCACCAACCTCTACTGATGTAACACTTACAAATGGAGTCAGAGTGTGGTTTAAACGAACAGTTGACTTATTTACAACTTCAGACACAACACAGGAGCCAGGACTACCCTCTCCGTACCATCACATTTTGGCGTACATGGCAGCAATTCCCTACTGTATGTCTTACAAGAAAGACCGAGTAGCACTCTACCAAAATAAGGTAGATAAAATGAAAACAAAACTCTTAGCTTTCTACGGACAGCGAGAGAAAGACAAGAAGAAGATTTTTAGAACTAGGTTTATACATTTTAGATAAACTATGATTGAGATAACATCATTTATTGATTTAGTAAGTAACATTGGTCTAATGGGACTTCTTACTATCCTTGCCTTTCCTAAAACTCGCAAGTGGGTAGGATTTGAAAATGGAAAGAGTAAAGAGATAGCAGAGATAAAAGCTGACATCTTAAACATTAAAGAAAATCACTTGTTCCACATTGAAACAAATATCGCTTTAATTCAAAAGGATATTGAGTATTTAAAGAATAAATGAACTAGTAACTACATTACTAAATAAACTATGCCAATTACACTTACAAACGAATCAAAGAATACTGCAATCTCTCTGAGTAAAGAGAGTAAGAATACCGCAATTACACTTTCAAAGGAAAGTAAAAACACAGCTATTACTCTTGTTAATGAGAGTAAAAATTAAACATGGGTAAAGTACACACAGTAAACATAACTGACTTCTCTGGGGGAATGACCTCTAATCTCCGAACAAAGGATACTCGGAAGTGTGCTTTGATGTATGGCTTTGAAATTGACTCTATTGATGGGACTCTACTCCCTTCTCGTCAATCAAATAGTGGAGATGGAAACGGAGCTAATGTAAAGAAACAAAACTTTACTCTTGCACTTAATGACAATACTACGACTCCTGATAAATATGCAATTTATGGATTAGGTATTAAATCAGGTGATACTGTTGCAGAGATTGAATATAAATTTTTAACTGTAACTGGTGCTACTTCTTTAGCAAATGAAGATTGGGCTAATCATACAACCGCAAATCTATATCAAGGTGTTGGTGCAACTGACTTTGAGCTCTTTACATATTATGCAAAGACAGGACTTATTTATGGAGGTGTTGCTGGGACTGCTATATGGGCATTTGACCCTGAAGTAAACTCTATTGCTACTTTAGATAATGATGTAATTGCAACAGATGGTGGTTCAGCCTTTACCTACACCACTCTTGCAGAAGGATTGGTACATTCTCAGGATGATATTTTATACATTCCTTATGATAATAAGATAGCAAAGAATGATAACAAGACATGGGTAAATGCTGCGATAACATTTCCAACTCACTTACAAATTACTTCTATTTCTGAATATGGAGATTTTCTTGCAGTAGCATGTGAACCAGTAGGGGATGCAGGTAATTCAGTTGTATATCTTTGGGACAGAGTATCTACTACCCCTACAGAGTCTATTGACTGGGGAACTGACAACATAAAAATACTTGAACAGTTAGATGGTACATTAGTTGGTATATCTACCAGTCGTTCAGTATCATTTGATGGAAAATTGATATTTAGAGCATATGATGGAACTACTGCAAAGATTTTTGATGAGTTTGTAATGTATGACGATGATGTTGCAACACAGGGTTCACTAGAAATATTTAAACAAAAGATAAATCAGCAATTATATTTTATTTCAAGTTTTATAGCTGATGGCACAACTCGCAGAGGTATTTGGAAAGTAAGTAAGAATGATAGAACAGGACAATTTGCCATAACAATAGCTAAAGCAGTTAACAATGATACCAGACCTACAACGATGGAAGGTTTCTTTATTTATGCTCAGTTCTTCTTATCTACATACGTTTTAAGTGGAACATTTGCAACATCTCAAACATCTGAAACTGAAACTGATTATGCAGTTAATTCCGTCTATGAGTCTATTAAATTCGGAGACCCAAATAAAAACTTTAAATTATTAAGTGTAGGTATTTCTACTAAAGAGTTAGTTCTTCCTGCAGAAGTTAAACTCTTTTTTAAGGCAAACGATAATCTAATTAATGATGCAAGTGGTGATGTTACTTATACAAGACTTTTCAAACATGGCAGTAGAATTGTAAGTATTTCAAATGCGAGTCCTGCTGTAGTAACACTTGTAGAACACGGACTTGCACCAAATGACCAAGTTACTTTTTATTCAATTGGGAGACTACCAGCAGGTCTTACTTTAAATAATACTTATCATGTAATTGCAGCAGGAATTACTGTTGATGTGTTTCGGGTAAGTCTAACTAGGGGTGGAAGTGCAATAAATACCACTGATGCAGGAGATGGAACATTTGCGATACTCCCACTTGACCAAAGAAGAAACCACACAGCAATAAACTTAGAAGGAGACCACGAAACAGTAACAATTACTAACGCCTCTCCAGCAGTATTAACACAGATAAGACATAATTTAGTTGAAGACCAGATAGTTCGGTTTACAACAAATGACACATTACCCACAGGGATAAGTACAGGTACAGATTACTTTGTAACTGCCAGTCCTACTGATGACACATTCAAAATTAGTACCACACGAGGAGGGAGTGCATTAAACACTTCAAGTGCAGGCTCAGGTATTCATTCGGTTCATAGAGACGACTCACTTCCAACTTTCAAAGAAATTCAATTCCGTATGGAGTCAAGAGAACAAGCACTTATTACTGGTCTTAATATTACCTATGAAGAAATAGATGATGAAATAACATAACATGCCACCACTAACAGAACAACAAGTAAGAGAAATAGTAAGAGAGGAAAGAAGTCCTCTTATTAAAGCTAATTCCACTAAATATACTTTCAGGAGAGATATTGAAATTGGTGATGAGAGGTCAATTATTTTTAGTATAGGAACAGGAACTAAGATTGGGACAGCTACTGCACAGAAATTAGCTTTTTGGAATACAACACCAGTCAATCAACCAGATGCTCTTACCGCACAAGATACTTCAATTACACATACAGCCCCAGGAACTCCTGACTTTGCCATTCAAGACCTTACAAGCACTACTCCATTTGGATTCGTTACTCAAGATGAAGGAAATACTGTATTAAAGGTAATTTTGAATTTACAAGTACGTCTTGCAGAGGTTGAAGCAAGATTAGAAGAATTAGGTCTAGTCGCATCAAACTAATATGCCACACACACCAGAACATGTATTAGAAGAATCAACGAGGGTCGCTCAAGAAGCAGCAGCCTCTATTGGTAAAGAATTTGAGCAAGGAATTGGAGTAATTGACTCTACTGTTCTTACTGAACAACCAGATTTAGCTACACAGATTACAGAACCAAAACCAGTACCTGCGTTTCCTGTGGAAAGTTTAGATGCAACAGTTCCTGAACCACTACAGCCAACAGTCCCAGAGCAAGAAGTATCTGATTTCTCAACACGTTTACAGGCACTAAATCAACAATTAGTTGGACAATCTGCATTCAGAGCAGAGCAAGAAGAGGAACAAGGCTTATCTGCACTAACAGCGACTCAAAGAGATTTATCTGCCCAACTCCAGTCCATTCAAGCTGAAGCAAAAGCAATTCCATTAAGGGTTGAGGGAGAAAGTGAAGGGAGGGGTAGAACACTTAGAAATGTACGAGCAATTACAATTCAACAACAACGTGAAAACGCTATTACAGCTCTTACAATAGGTGCTAAGTTAGCAGGTGCAAGAGGTGATGTAGCACAAGCACTAGAACTTATTGATAGAGCTGTAGCACAGCGTTTCCAACCTATCAGAGAGGAAATAGCAGCTACCAGAGCTAATCTTGACCTTATATTGGAATCACCACAGTTTTCACTAGCCGATAAGAATAGAGCAAGAAAAGCAGATGCACAACAAGCTAAAAGGGAACGAGAATTGGATAAAGAAGAAGCAAATGATAGACAAATAGGACAAATAGGTGTTGACGTTGCAACGAGAGGTGGAGATGCAATTCTCCTAAGAAGAATACAAGAAGCAACAGACCCAATAGAAGCACAACGTATCGCTACCTCTGCTGGATTTGGTATACAGCCAGAGCTGAATACATTTGAACAACGAACTGACCCACAAGGTAATCTCATTGAAGTTGAATTAACTCCACAAGGACAAGTAATAAGTACGAGAATTATAACTGCTAAGGCTGGAGCACCTGGTGATGTAGAGGGAGTATTAGATGCTGCACAACAGCGAACACTTGACCAAGCCACAACAGCAATAACAAACATTGATAATGTTATTAATATCCTTGATACAGGAGGTATTCTTGTTAAAGGAGCAATTAGTCGTGTAGCACAAAGCATTATTCCTGGTACTGACTCATTTGACCTTGACCGTTCACTAGACACAATAAAAGCTCTTATTGGATTTGATGCTCTACAAAAGATGCGTGACGCATCCCCTACAGGTGGTGCTCTTGGTCAAGTATCTGAAAAAGAAATTAACTTCTTGCAATCTGTTTCTGGTTCACTAAGCATTGGTCAAAGTACAGAACAGTTTAGAGAAACACTCATCTTAATTAGGGCGAGTTTCCTAAAGGTTCAATTTATCATTGATTCAAAAGTAGATGGACATTCTGACAAAGAAATACAGGACTTCTTAAAAACACATTCTTTTAATTAATATGGCTCAAAGAACACTTGATGAAATCTTTAATAGTAGAGGAGGTATTACCACACCTGTAGCAACTTCTACATCTATTACTAGCCCTCTTCAAAAGAGGTCTTTAGATGACATATTTAAAGGTGTTAAAAGACCAATCACACAGCCTGTTGCTCGTACAAGTGAGGCAACATTCCCTGCTGTTGCAGGTGAAGGACCAGTGATAGCTGGCTTAAAATCGTTTGGAAATGTACCTGGCTCTACTTTTCGTTTTGGTAAAGGTTTATTAGATATTGTAAGACACCCAATAGAAACTGCTAAAGGCATAGGTGGAATTATTAAAGGTGGTGCTGAAGTTGGAACTAGAGAAGTTCTTGAGAGAACAAGATTTAAAGACAGGGTTAGTCAGGTAGAAGAAAGTGAAGAAGAACAAGCATTTAGAAATGTTGGTGTGTTTTTGAAAGAAAGATTTGGTTCATTAGAAGCATTACAAAAAACAGCAACAGAAGACCCTTTTGGGTTTGGTATAGATGTATTGACTTTAGTTACTGGTGGAGCAGCTACAGCAGGAAAACTTGGAGCTGTCTCAAAAGGTATTGAAGTTGCTGGTCAGGCTGGGATTAAACCTATCACAGCAACTACAGGAGCAGTAGGAAAAGGAATAAGTGAAACAACTCAATTTGGATTAAGACAGGCTACTGGTTTAGAAAAATCTACACTTTCTACTGTTTTTAGAAGAGGAGATGAGGTTAAAAGAGCTCAAAAAGAGGGTGTTAGTAGAGAAACGCTTGGATTGTCAGTTGGGGAGGCTGTAACTGATAGAATAGCCGACCTTTCAGATTTAGGTAAAGGATATGATGAAATAAGACAAAGCACTCAAGCTGTTGAACTTAATCCTAGATTTATACAAAATGTTCTTACAGAAAAAGGTTTTGTAGTTCGTGATGGTGTTGTATCTACAACACGTTCATCTCCTACACGAAATACAGCAGATGTAAGTGCATTACAGAATCTTCTAGATAACTGGGGTGGTGCTAATAGATTAACTGCAAATGAATTCTTAAACTTTAGAGGTGATTTAGCTGAACTTGCAAAGTTTGATAAAATTAGTGGTAAATCAAAAGCATCTGAAAACGTAGCAAAGACCTTGCGAGCAAAATTAAACGAACAAGGTAGACCACAAATAGATGGACTTAAAGAACTTGATAATCTATTTACAGAAGAAATAGCCATCTTAAGACAAGTAAGAAAGGATTGGTTAGATAAAGATGGAAAGATAAAAGATAGTGCCTTTAGTAAGATAGCTAATCTAACACAAACAAATAAAAGGAAAGTCTTAGAAAGACTAGAGGCTATTATTCCAGGTATAGCAGACCAAGTTCAAATACTTCGTGCAATAGAGGATATTGAAAGAGCTAAAGGTCTAAAGGTAGGTAGTTATCTACGAGGTGTGGTAGGAGGTGGAGCAATCATAACAGGTAATCTCCCTGCAATAATTGCAACAATACTTCTACAACCTGAGTTTGCTGTAGCTATAATAAGAGGATTAGGAATTGCTAATAATAAAATACAGCCAATTCTAAATGTAGTATTT